GAAAACTACTTGAAAGAAGGTATAGGATTTGATATAATACCTGCAGACATAGTAGAAGAATATGGAATCGCTGATGTACAGTCTACCTATGAAGTAGCTGTAAGCCAGTCTAAACAAGAAGGAAAGAGCATTGAGCAGATTGCAGCCTACACTGTACCTGTCTTTTGAGGTAACAAAAGTTTTAGCAGGAATGGAAAGAGATGGCATCAAGATAGATCGTCAAGCCCTAAACCTTGTTAAAGATGAGTACACAAAAGAATTAGAAGAACTTGGTATATTCTTAAACAAAGAAGTGTCTAGAGTCATGGGTGATACACCTGTAAATTTATCTAGCCCTGATGATAGGTCTAAGTTATTATTTTCTAGAGCAGTAAATAATAAAAAAACTTGGACAAATGTTTTTAACTTAGGCTACGAAATTAGAGGTAATACAAAAAAACCAAAACGTAGAGCCTACATGACTGACGCACAATTTAAAAGAGCAGTTGTAAACAACACTACAGTACAATACAGAACAGAGGCTACCAGATGTAATCCTTGCAAAGGTTATGGTAAGGTAGCTAAAAAAAGAAAAGACGGTTCTTGGGGTAATGCTAGATTTATTTGTAAACCTTGTTCAGGCACTGGTATACAGTATATGCCTACAGGAAAGGTAGCAGGATTTAAGTTAGTGCCGTTAGATACAAAAGCATGTAGTAGTGCAGGTTTTAAAACTGATGCAGATGCTTTGTCTTTGTATTACGAAAGAGGTAACGAAGAGGCAGTTGCATTTATAAAAGCCTACCTTAGGTACAATGCAATCAAGACTTACCTAAAAACTTTTATAGAAGGTATAGAAAAAAATTTAGATTACTCAGATAGAATACATCCTCAGTTTATGCAATGCGTTACAAGTACAGGTAGACTGTCATCTAGGAATCCTAACTTCCAGAACATGCCTAGAGGTAAAACATTCCCAGTACGTAGAGCAGTTGTTTCTAGATTTGAAGGGGGTAAGATTCTTGAAGGGGATTACGCACAGCTAGAGTATAGAGTAGCAGGGTTCTTAAGTAAAGATAAGCATGTATACGAAAATGTCAAGGGTGGTGTTGATGTGCACAACTTGACTGCTACAATTATAACTGGTAAAGATAAAGAAGATATTACGTCAGAAGAAAGACAAAATGCAAAGGCACATACTTTTGCACCGTTGTATGGTGCTACTGGTATAGGATTGCCTGAACATGTACACAGATATTATTATCAATTTACAGAAGTATATCCTGGAATTGGTGAATGGCACGATAGGTTAGCTCAAGAGGCTTTGAAGTATAAAGTTGTGAGTCTACCTTCTGGTAGGGAATACAGATTTCCTTATGTAAAGAGAACAGCTAGAGGCATCACACATGGGACTAGCGTAAAGAATTATCCTGTACAGGGGTTTGCGACAGCAGATTTACTTCCGTCTGCCTTAGTGCTTACCTTCGAGGAGTTTAAGAAAAAGAAACTTAAGTCCTTGCTTTGTAATACAGTACATGATAGTATAGTGGTGGATGTACATCCTGATGAAGAAGATCAAGTAATTGAAATTGTCAAAGAATGTATGCTCTCCATCCCTCAGCAAGCCAAGAGAAGATGGGGCATTGAGTATGATATGCCTGTAGGCATTGAGATTAAAATCGGAAGCAACTGGCTAGATACTAAAGAAATTTTTTCTAATTAACACTTGCAATTAATTTAGTTCTAGTATACAATAATAAGATTGTGCAACTCATAAGGAGTGATATATGACACAACTAGCGACTACCGAGAGTGCAGACCTCGTAATTCCAGATAATCTGGATAAATTGTCTGTAGACGAACTAGCAAATATGCTTGGTCAAAGGGATGGGATGGAGTCTCAATCCTCTGGCGATTCTTTTGCTAGACTATCAATTAACCACTCACCAGAAGATGATGCAGGTAATACGTTACCTAGAGGTCACTTTGCATTATACAACCCAAACACTAAAGAAAAAGTTTTTGGTAAAGATGTGACTTTAAGAGTCTTCGTGAGAAGGTTTATGTACAGCCTATGGGATAATGAGCAGGGTGCATACTCTGTTCGTAGTACTCAGCAAGCTAAACTTAATGATGTCTTCCCAGATAATGAAGGCGGATATAAGTGTGGCAAACTAACTCGTAAAGAAATAGAAGAGTTAGGTGCTGATTCGCCAGAAGCTGCTGCATCTGCTATGGTTAAATGTAATCAAGTACTATACGGATTAGTATCTATTGCTGATGGTAAAACTGCGACAGGTGAAGATGCTCCTGTAACAGATGTGCCAGTAGTATTCTATGCTAAGGGGGCAAGCTTTACTCCTATATCTCAATTCTTTAAAGATGTAGATAGTAAAAACCTACTTACTTGGAATGTTGTAGCAAAGATGAAATCTGTGCGTCATAAGAATGGTGCGACTATCTACTATTCTAGTGACATGTCTATATCTGATACAGTGGATTTCTCGAAAGAAGACAAAGAACTTTTAAAGAGCTTTGCTGATTCGATTAATTCCTATAATCTCCGTGTATCAGGTGAGCACACTGAAGCTAAAGGTGGCTTAGGTGTGGAAGATGCTATCGACCTTGCTGCTGTCGAGGCATAAATGAACTCGATTCAAATACTCATACAAGATTATTTGAAGAGAGGGATCAAGGGGGAGGCAGAAATGCCTTCCTCTCTGGTTCAAGAGTTTAAAGACTCTTGTGGTCAAGCACTAGAAAAACAATTTTCTAGAGAGCCAAGAGAACATAAGCTACGCTTGTCTGGATTAGGCAAACCTCTATGTCAACAACAATCAGAAAAGCTAGGCATTGAACAGGAATTTAGTTACAATGCAATTATGCGTTTCTTACTAGGAGACTTAGTAGAAGCTGCTTTAGTAGCAGTTATGAAAGCATCTGGAATAGATGTGCAAGACGAACAAAAGAAAACAAAAATTAATTTAGATGATACAGATATTAATGGAACTTTAGATATTATAATAGATGATAAGGTATATGATATTAAATCTGCTAGTCCATATGCGTTCCAAAATAAATTTGGAAAATTTGGTGGCTACTCTAAGGTAAAAGAAGATGATCCTTTTGGGTATGTAGTCCAAGGTTATGCCTACGCTGAAGGTGTAGACAAGCCGTTTGGAGGGTGGATCGTTGTAGATAAATCGTCAGGTGAGGTCACGGTTTGTGAAGCTCCAGACATTCAAGAGCAAGAAAAGAAAGATGCCTTAGAGTCAGCCACTGTTAATGTACGTAAACTAAAGAAAACAAAACGAATAGAAAAACAATTTAAACCTACAGATGAAATAGATAAGGGTGAACCTAATGGTAACAAACTATTACCTAGAGAGTGTGGCTTCTGTGGATTTAGACATAACTGTTGGTCTAAAGCTAAGTATATACCTAAACAAACATCTAGGGCAAAGAACCCTCCGTATGCATGGTATACTAAGGTAGTTACAAATGCCCATTCTTAAAACTTACAATCTTTCTGTAGCAGACTTTACAGAAAATAAAAATGTATATTATCTGTACCCTGATAACTGGAGTCACCAGAAAGGGTCAGACATAATAAAGATACTTAGAGATAGTGATTTTGGTATACCACTGTATATAGGTTTATCTCCTGTAAAACCTTTTGATGAGTCAAGAGGTATGAATGAATTAGATCAAAGCTTAGAGAAAGTACGTAACATTCTTTTACAAAAAGGTATAGTTGTAGTATTAATAAATGAGTTCTACGAAGCCATAGATTATGATAATGGTGAGACTTACGAAAAAGAAATAATAGATAATGTTTTAGAATTATTAGATATGGGATGTCCTAAAGATGTTGAAATTACCTTATAGATCAAAGTTTGAAATAAAAATTGCTGCAGACTTAGGTAAGAAAAAAATTAAATTTAAGTATGAGCCTGAAACTTTTAGTTATGTACCTAAGATAAGATCATACACTCCTGATTTTTATGTAGAAGAAAAAGGCTTTTACATTGAAGCTAAAGGTAGGCTTACAACTAATGATAGGGTAAAACACCTTATGATTAAAGAACAGTGGGAAGATTTAGATATAAGATTTATATTTGTACAAGCAAACAATAAAATATTAAAAGGTTCAAAAACTACATATGCAGATTGGTGCGATAGGCATGGTTTTCTTTGGGCACAAGGAACTATACCTATGGAGTGGATTGATGACTGATGATGTAATTATTACTTTTCAAGATGATGATAGGGTAAAAAAATTTGTAGATGCACTTGAATTAAAAGAAGGTAACCTATATATTGTATTAAAACCAGAAGAAAATGGTTTTGAAATATTAGGTGCAGATAAACTTCCAGGTGATGTAGAAGAAGGTGCTGCAACTAAAATGTATATATTGTTTGCAGGTCTTATGCACATAGCTACAGAACAACAGGATTTAGTTATGGAAGCAGGTAACTATGCTATACATAAAGAACTAGAGAGAAAGAAAAAAAGAGAACATGAAAGTAAAGGAGATAATATAATTGCGTTTCCAGGGCAAGAGGATGTTTAAGTATAACGAAAAGAATTTAATTAAACAAATTCTAGTGTACATAATAAACACCTACACACAACATTATTCTAAAAATAATCTACAGGCTACTGAGGTAATTATAGACTCAGGGTACGGTAAAGGTTTTTGTATTGGTAATGTGCTAAAGTATGCACAACGATACGGAAAGAAAGGAAGTCATGAAGATCAAAGAAAAGACTTGCTTAAATTAATACACTATGCAATCATAGCGTTGTTTATTCACGATGAAGAAGGAGTTAGTGATGAGTAAAGAAGAAGTAAAAAAAGAAAGAGCACGTAAGGAGGATGGTACATTTCAAGCTGATGACCCTAGTACACCAGACCAGAATGAAGCCTTTAAACCTGTAAGGTTCTATCTTATGCAAGACCAACTAGCTAATACTATCTTACAGAAGTTAGCAACCCTACCCTATGGTGAAGTAAGTGAAATGCTTAATAGTCTTAGAGCTATGCAACACGTCTTAGTTGACCCAACCACAAGAAAAGTATTGGATCAGTCCGTTGCAGAACCCAAAGAAGAATAGAGCTATACTTGCACAGTTAACTGTAGAGTTAAGTCAAGATGGGAAAGTGTATCTAGAGAATCAAACTCTTGATCCTAAGCTTTTTAGACAAGCAATGGATGATTGGAATGATACTTATGAAGGTACACTAACCCTAACTAACCTTTTACACGAATTAAAACGTGAAATAGAGCTTTTACAAGACAAAATACCCCTATTCCTTAAATAAAGCCCATAGAAGCTCATACAACAAAAGTTGTTGTTTTTGGATGTCTACTATTCAGGAGGTGTTAAAAGGGTCTTAGAAACGATTCTGAGGAACTTTTTTTTACAGAACCTGTGATAAACAGATGATAACTACTACGAAAGCCGCAACATTTACAATATTTTCCATAATATACTCCTAGGCATGGAAAGGTTAATTATACCTATAGTATACACACAAAACACAGATTTGTCCAATCAATAGTTGTG